CCCTCCTACTAAACATAAACATAATATAGAACTAAAACCTATAATTATATAGATATATGGTTCGGTTTTATTAGTTATAGTATGGTTCATTTCTAAAAATGATAGTGCTTTAATTTTATTCAATTTTTATTTAAAAATATAAATATTATTATTAATAATGTCAAAAACAAATAGACCAAGTTGGGATGATTATTTTAAAGAAATAGTATGTGTTACAGCAAAACGTTCATCATGTAATAGATTAAATGTAGGGTGTATTTTAGTAAAGGATAAACGAATAATAGCTCAAGGTTATAATGGATTTTTACCAGGATGTCCACATAATTCTATTATTAGAGATAATCATGAACAATCCACAGTCCATGCAGAACAAAATACGATTGCTGATTGTGCGAAAAGAACTGTTAGTTGTTTAGGTGCTACAGCATATATTACGCATTATCCATGTATAAATTGTGCTAAAATATTATTAGCATCTGGTATAAATGAAATTAAATATATAAATGATTATAAAAATGATGAATTAGTAAATATTTTTGCTAATCAATGTAATGTAAAAATAATTAAAATTTAATAATTAGTTTATACTAATATATGTATGATCAAAATCATTTTCTAAATATAATGGTTCTAATTCCTCTAAATTAGGTTTTTCATCATCATAAAATTCTCCTAATCTTATTAAAGCATTATTTTGTTTAAGTGTTTGATGGATTGTATCAGACAAAAATATAAAATCGACTTTTTCAATGTATCCAGAATCAACATTATAATTTGTTACTTTAGGTATATTCATTATGTAAATATTATTATCTACTAAAAAATCTAAAAATCCAGTGATAACAAGTGTATAATCATCAACATGGTTATAAAATTTTTTCATAGATATAGTTTTAAATGGATTAAAATCTGGTTTAAATACATTTATATTAAAATCGCCACTTATAATAAATTCAATATTGTCATCATAATATTCTTTTAATGTAGATATAGCATCACATATTCCATTATAAAATTGGGTTATTCTATTATAAAAAGTATAGTTAAAATCTGAAATAATTTCTCCATGAACTGATAATGCAGCATATAATTTATTATTATCACGAAATATTATAAATTTAGATGTACGACTTCTTTTATTATTAATATCTAATACACCTAATAATTTATATTTATTCGCATTAAAAGCTACTACACATCCATGTGGTATAGGATTTTCATATGGTATTTCATTTTCATCGGTATAAAATAAGTGTCCAGTTTTAGTATAAGAATAAAAATATTCGATTCCATTTAAATTAATATATCCATTAATATCATTTAAACCACCTTGAACTTCTTGTAATAAATAAATATCTTTTTGGGGATAGTGTTCTACATAATCCTGGATATTTCTAGGTTTAAATGGAAATCGTGACTTATGTGTTATTATATTTGTAGATGTTTTATATCCTGAATTATCATATACTTTAGTATCAAAATTAACCGAAATAGTACCAATATTGTGTTGTTGCAATGATATCATTATAATTATTATAGATAATAATTAAAGAAATAATGTATTTACTAATAAAGAATGATAGTTGCTACAATTAACCAATCAATATCACACAATATATTGAATGAAGAAGCCGCAGCTATTGCATAAAATAATCCACCAATACCAAATTGCATCCATTTACCTCCCCCTCCATTTTTTGATTTTTTTGATTTATTTGCCCTTTTATTTGATTTATTTGCCCTTTTATTTGATTTATTTGATTTATTCCCTCCTTTTTGTGAAAACTCTGTTAATATAGAATTAATAAAATGCCATTCATTATTTATATCAGTTTGTATTGTTTCATCTTCTAAATAATCAATAGTATTCATTAAATGTGTTGTTATTTTAAATAAATAATTCAAAAAAATGATTGATTTACTTTTTGTAAATGCCATTTGAGAATAAGAAAATGGAAATTCATGAATTTTAATAGTATATGTATTTTCTAATAGTGCCTTAGTATTATGTTTAATTTCTTCAATCATTTTATCGATATTTTTAATAACAAGTGAGTTTTTTATAAATTCCAATCTATTCAAATAAATTTTAGCATAATTTGATACATCAATTTGTGTTGTATCTGGTTCTAATTTCCCATCTAATAATGGGATATTCCATTTTAATTTACCAATATTAATAATATTATTAAGATAATTTTTATAATTAAATTCCATTAATAATATTAAATCTACTGAGTCTTTCAAATTATTTATATTTTTTAGGTTAAAAACATTATTAGCTAATATATTTGTACGAATTAAAATATCATTTATAATTTTTTTCATTGCTAAATCATACGTATTACATGTACATCCTTCACTCATTTTATATTGACTAAACTTATCACTACATATCATCAGAGGTATAAATGCTTTATCTTTAGGCTTTTCGTTATTTAAAATTTTAATATATAGTTTTAACACATTAATTATCATTTTAGATGGAATATAATGATTTCCCATACAATCTATTAACATTTCTAAATTTAGTGGTCGTTCATATAAACAAAACACTTTTTCAGGCTCTAAACAAATATGAGCATAATTTGTTTTCAGTTTATTTTTCCTATGAAACTGATTAGACATTATAATTATTATAGATAATAATTAAATTTATTTTAGAAAATAGTATTTTATATTTATATAAAGAATTTAAACTTATTAATAATAAAGAAAGATGAAAGTAATAATAGAATATGTATGGTTAGATAATGATTACGAATTGCGTTCTAAAACGCGTATAGTTAATCCTAAAGAAAAATGGTCTATAAATGATATACCAATCTGGAATTATGATGGTTCGTCAACAGGGCAAGCAGAAACAGGACAATCAGAAGTTGTATTAAAACCACAAGCAATATTTAAATGTCCATTTAGAAAAAGTAATGGGTTATTAGTGTTATGTGATACATATTATAATGATGATACTCCATTAACAACAAATAATAGATTTGATGCACATAAAATATTTGAATCTAAGTTAGATGAAGAACCTTGGTTTGGAATTGAACAAGAATTTTTTATTGAATTTAATGAAGAAACCGAAGAAATAGAGAAAGGAATTCATTATTGTGGAGTGTGTGTTGGATTAGACTCAAAATATAGAACTCTTATGGAAGAATTCTTGCAGGCTTGTTTATATTCAGGTGTTCAACTATCTGGAATTAATGCAGAGGTTGCTGATGGACAATGGGAATATCAAATTGGTCCATCAGAAGGTATTGAATCTGGTGACCATGTTTGGATGTCAAGATACATCCTTTTACGAGTTGCGGAAAAACATAATGCTACTATTAATTTCCATCCTAAACCATTTAAAGATAGTAATGGTTCTGGGTGTCATACTAATTATAGCACTAAATCAATGAGAGAAGACGGTGGAATTAATATTATAAAAGAATCTATTCAAAAATTAGGAGAAAAACATAATGAACATATGGAAATATATGGTATAGATAATAATTTACGAATGACTGGAACAAATGAAACTGCTAGTTATGATACATTTAGTTGTGATATAGGTTCACGCGAATCATCTATTCGAATTCCACATACAACTATTAAAAATAAATGCGGTTATTTTGAAGATAGACGACCAGGTTCTAATATGGACCCATATTTAGTTACTAGCAAAATATTTGATACTACTGTTCTAACAACTTAATTCTTTACAAACTATTTTTATAATACTTTCAGTTTTATTTATGTATGGAGTTATATCATCTTTATATGAAAGTATTAAATTATTAAATTTTATTAAAAAAACTAAGTTTACAGATATTACAGATAATATTAAGATTAATATTAAAAATATATATACATTATTTATATTATTATACATTGGTATATAGTCTGAATTCATACTTAATTTATATTTATTTATTCTTAAATAACATTAATTATCTTAAATTTTTTTTCTATGTTTATATTATAAAAATGTCTCTCTCTTGCTTTAGCACATCAGAAGGTTCAACAATCAATGAATTAGAAATGTCAAAAATTGCACCGATTCACCAGCATGAAAATTTAAAAATGTCAGAACTTTTTGTTCTTGATGGTGTCACGGGAAAAAAGGAAGGATATAATCGTGTTATATTTAATATTGGAAAGGCGGAAAATCAGATGACAGCTACCACACCAACAAGCGATGGATGTTCCCCCATCACACCTCAAAAACCTCCGGAGTTAAAATCCGATTTTTTAGCTTTTTTTAAAAAAGAAAATCCAAGTTTAATGCAAATAATTAAGCTGAAAAGGCCAGCAAAAGCGATGACTACAAAGTCCCCAAATCCAGACGACCTAAAGTCCTTCAATGATTATATAAAGAATCTTATTACATTATTGGTGCAAAAAGTGGGTAAAGTATTTATAACTGGAAATGTTGTTGAAATTTTTATGAAAAGTGTAAAATTTGATACGACAAACGAGCAAGAGTACGGGTATGACAGTCTAATATTATCTGTCCATTCTCAAGCTCAATGCACAAAAGCAGGCATGCAGGAGCCAAAAATTGAGTTAAATCTCGGTGAATACCTCAGCAAACGCCAACCCACTACAGAAAAAAGTGATATTGAATTATTAGTAAAGGGTACATCAGTGCAGAAAGCACTAAAAAAAAATAAAAATAATGTCTGTATGCCCCAAAAAGCGACTGAACTATCCCAGGAAGAGGGAGCAGCTACGAACCAGGGCGACCCAACAGCTACGAACCAGGGCGACCCACCAGCCTTGGATAATCCTTTGGTTGCTGGAGCTGGCGGTGAAAACGAAGTTCCGGCGGAAGAAGGAGAATTTGGTGGTGGACGAAGACGAGTTAGAAATTCATTGAAAGGTGGGCGAAGACGAGTTAGACGTTCTGTGAAAGGTGGACGAAGACGAGTTAGACGTTCTGTGAAAGGTGGACGAAGGCGTGTTAGAAATGCTAGTTCTCGTAAAAGACAATAAATTAATATAATTATTTTTTGTCTTTTTTTTTTCTATGTTTATATTATAAATGTCTAATTCTTCCAAACTGATGGATGCAGCTGAAGTGTCCAATCAATTGATGGGTTTTCTTGCAGATGAAGACAAAAGAAATGAGCAATATCATAATTTAATGACAAAACTATGCAAAGAAAAAATAAACAAGGTCCAATGTGGGGTGGATGTGTGCGAATGGGTTGAGGGTGCCAATCCGGCAAAAGCTTGTGTGCCGAAAAATTTTATTAAGGAAGAAGAAAAAATGGTTAATAAATGTAAGACTTTGGGGGGGGAGGGCTGCAAGTCGAATAAGGGGTGCGAATTGGATGATACGGTATGCAAACCAACAAAGAATAGCGAGAGTATTGAAAAAAAAAGAGAGAATGAATTAATCCACGATAAATTGTTGGAACTGTTGGAGAAACAATATTTGGGAGAAGTAAACAGAGTCAAAGAGGATGCCAGAGCGTTGAGCTCGAAAGAAAAGAAAAAACTAAAGAAACAGGAAAAGGAGGACACGGATGCGTTGCCAGATCTTGAGCAGAGTTGTTTGGAGGCGGAGGAAAAAGAGAAAAAGGAGAAGAAGAATGGGATAGGGAAGTTTTGGGGATGGATGGGAGAGGGAGTCGCTCCTTCGTCAGAGTCGTGTTTGGAAAGGCGAAGTGCACAGGAAAACGCGGATTTTGGCGATATGTACGCGCAGGGAGGGCGAAGACGTCTTAGAAATTCATTGAAAGGTGGACGAAGACGAGTTAGAAATTCATTGAAAGGTGGACGAAGACGAGTTAGAAATTCATTGAAAGGTGGACGAAGGCGAGTTAGAAATGCGAGTTCTCGTAAAAGACGATAAATTAATATAATTCTATATTATAATGTCATTACAAAGTGTTAATGATAAAGCCTTTCAATTATTTTTTGAAACAAAGAAAAAAAAGATATTAAAATCAATAAATATTGATAATAAAATTATGGGAATTGATTTATTAAAAAAAGATGATTCGTCAGTTAACATTAAGGCTATTTATTTATGGAATAATATGGATGCTGTTTTACAGCAAACTTATATTGATAAAGTCAAAGATAATTTAGATACATCATATACATTAAGTCTTCTTTAATCATATTTTCCACTAAAACATCCTGTACATAAATTTTTATAGTTTGGCATTATTTCTTTAAATTTATCCAAGTCTAAAAATAATAGACTGTCACAATCTAATTGTTCATTATATTTGTTTACAAATAATTCCTCCTTTGTTGGTATATCTATCCCATAATAACATTCGTATTTTATTTTTGGTGATGCTATTCTAATATGAATTTCATTCACTCCATATTCCTTTAAATTTTTAATTAAAACACTCATAGTTATACCTCTAACAATAGAATCGTCAACAATAATTACATTTTTGTTTTTTAAAGCTGCATCAAAAATATATTTTTTGTTAGCAATAGTCTTTCTAATATAATCATTTTTCAAAATAAATGTTCTATTAACATCTTTATTTTTAGTAATTAATTGAGAATAAGTAATATCCAAAGTTTTAGCATATTGTTTTGCGTTGCTGATACCACTATTTGGAATACCAATAACAACATAGTTTTCTTTATTTTCTATAATTTTAGAATTCTCATTTTTTGCCAAATATGTTCCAAATGTGTTTCTTATAGACTCAACATTAATATTATTCCAACTATTAGATTGATTCATATAATAAATATATTCAAATAAACAATTTCCTTGATTTTGTTCTTTTCCCTTGTATTTATAAATGATTTCTAATTTCAAATTTTTAATCTTAGTTAATGTACCAGCGTCTATATCTTGTATTTTAGAATACGTATATGTTGAATCAATCTCGGACGCAATATGACATCCATATTTTGATATTGAATACATTAATGGACGAACACCATAAATATCACGTAATAAATATATTGTATCATCAATATATAAAATTAAAGAATATGCTCTTTTAAAAGTATTTAAGAATTCTATTAATACATCTTCTATATTATCAAATAATTCACTTTTTTCTTCTAAATATGATTTTATTAATTCAGTATCGGTTTGGAATGTTCTCACGTATTTTTCATTGTATAAATGTATTGGAATATTGCCATTAAATATCATTACAAANTCGCCAAATTTACATTTACCTTTTATAGGTTGATNAATNGTATTATCTTTTGGTCCTGATGTTATATATTTAGTATGTCCTAAAAAGGTGTATGATTTAATATTATCATAATTTTTATAATTTTTTATTAATCCATCTATATTTTTAACAACTATATCACTATCTTTTATATATGCATAACCAAAACTATCTTGTCCTCGTCCTTGTAGATATTTTAAATAGTCCAAAAAGGTATCTAAACTTATGTTATTATTTCCAGTAATACATAGTATACCACACATATAGATAATTTGTTTATAATCTTTATATTATCTATTATTTAATAATACTAATTCACATTCCTTCTTTAAATTATCAACTAGTATTTTATCACTTTCATCATAGAATTTTCTAAATTTATCATAACCAGTTATAGAACTCTGATTACTATCGTAATAACTATCCAATATAAAATATTTACCATCCATTAAATCATTAATAGTTTCATCTTTGTTTTTATATACCCATTTATTATTGCTAAATATTTTGATTTTATTATCGTTTTTATTTGTTAATGCAATATTTTTGTTTTCTGGCTTTTTCTCACTAAAATGAACGTACTCTATTAATTTAGGTATCATGCCATATGGCATTTTAATTAATTGGTCCTTTATATTATCTGTTATATGACTTAAATCCTCATTTCCATAGCTATTTAGTTGAATATTATTTGTTTGTGTATTATTAATTGTAGTGTCTCCTACCTTATGTATTAAACTTTCTATTTGTTTATACAAATGTTTGCGTTCTTGTTCAAACATCTTTTTTTGTTCCAATAACATATTTTTTAAAATTACATTTTCATTTGAATCTTTTAATTTTGGACAATAATTTTGCTGATGTCTTTTTAAATGACCTTTAGTACTTAAAACCTTATTACAATCACCACACACAAATAATTTGATACCATCATTATGTTTCTCAATATTATTCTTTTTATTCTTTTTTTTACCATTCTTATGGTCATTTGTGGTCAAATTGTGGTCATTTGTGGTCAAATTATATTCCTTTTTAGCGGTTTTGTTTAAACAGACATCATAATTATATTCTTTTTTTTCATGTTTCTTAGTATTAAGGTGTCGGTTGTAATTTGATTTTAGATTAGTAACAAAATTACAAATTTTACATTCGTATATCTTCATAATATATAATAAATAAATATTTTTATTTATTCTTAAATGTTTAAAATTATTCTTTTTTTTATTCTTTTTTTTGAATATTTATTCTTTTTTTTATTCTTTTTTTTCTTTTTTAAAAATATAAGAAGTTAACACCATAAATAATATTCTAAAAATATAAAAATATAAGGAAAAATACAAAAAAAGAATAAATTTACCATTTACCACAACGATTTTTTT